GGTTACACACCACCTATACAACCAGAACAAGCTTTCATGCCTACAGATGTTATGCGTGATCCAATCAGAGATATGTTTGCAGCTCAACCACCATTAAGAAGTATTCCTGGGCCACCTCCAATGCCTCCTCAAGATATTACTCCTCCTCCAATTATGTGTTTTGTGGCAGGAACTAAAATTGATATGGCTGATGGAACTAAAAAAGTTATTGAAAATATTGCAATGGGAGACGAAGTATTAGCTCTAAATGGTGAAACAGATGTAGTTTCTTATGTACATGATATTCCGAAAGCTGACAGAAGTTTATGGACTATAAACGATAGAATAACTGCTACAGATGCTCATGCTTTCTTAACTAACGATGGGTGGAAATCTAATAACTCTAAACTATCTAATACAGTTTATAACGATTATGGAATAGAGGTTAAAGAATTACAGCTAGGTGATAAATTAATAACTAAAGATGGTGTAGAAGAAGTTACAAAACTTGAAAGTGAAAAAGATTTTATAAAAGTGTATAACTTTACCACTTCTAATACTCATACCTACATGGTTGATGGTGTAGTATCACACAATAAAATGCCACCAATGCCTCCTTTTATTGGAAGAGAAGAACCTCCTATTATGGTAGAGGATCCTAGTGTTGATGAAACCCCTATGGATATACCTATGGATAACATGATGATAGATCGTCCTATGATTAGTGGTTTGGAAAATCCAAACTTATTTAATTTTGATTTTTCTAATATTGATATGGATGCAATAAATCAAAGAATAGCTGATGCAGGAGGCACGATACCACAAGATCCAGTAATGCCACCAATAGACACTCCAGCACAATCCAGAATAGATGCTATTAGAGAAGCTAGAGGAATGCCTCCAATAATAAGAGATGATTTTATGTCAATAGAAAGAATGGATGAACCTAGAGATGAGTTCATACCACCTAATCGTATATCTGATCAAATACGTAGTGACGTCAGACCAATATTTGATCCAAGAAAAGGTATGCCACCTCCACCCTTACCTCCACAAGACTTTGGCTTTGGCCCAGGAATTATGCCTCCAACTCCAGATTTTTTACCTGAAGAAATGCCTATGATGCCTATGATGCCTAATCCAATGCCTATGCCTATGCAACAAAGAATGCCTATGCCTGCTCCGATAGCATCACCTATACCATCAGATCCTATGCCTATGGCACCAGTAGATTTACCAAGATTAGAATTACCAAAAATAAACAGAATGGATAGAATGAATGTAATGGACAGACCGATACCTATGATGCCAAGAATGGGAGGAAGAGGTAGACGTTAATAATATTTGAAAATTAGGAGAGAGCTAATTGGACGGAATAAGACTAGCAGAGTATTTTTTTAAAACTTTGCGAGAAAGAGAGAGAAACACTGTTGACATTATTGCTGGCGGCAATATAAAATCAATGGAAGATTACAAATATCTTATGGGAGAGTTATCAGCGATTCGTTCCCTACAACAAGATTTAAGAGAAACGCTGCAAATGGATGATAACGATGGTTGATACAATCGCAAAAAAAACAAAATTCGAACAACACAAAGAAGATGTTGCAAAACAAAAAGTTGAAGAAAATTCAGAACTAGACAAAGCTTTTATAAAATCAGACGAAAGGGTACTCGATCCTAAACTACTAGATAAATCACTACTTGACAGAATGCCAAATCCTACTGGATGGAGAATACTTGTATTACCATACAGAGGTAAAGGTCAAACTGATGGTGGTATTCAACTAGTTAAAGAAACTTTAGATAAAGAAGCTTTGGCTACAGTGATCTGCTATGTTTTAAAAGTAGGCCCATTAGCTTATAAAGATAATAAATTTGGTGAGCCAGATAGAAGATCTCCTTGGTGTAATAAAGGAGATTGGATTCTAATTGGTAGATATGCAGGAACTCGTTTTAGATTAGAAGATGATAACGAAGTTCGTATTATTAACGATGATGAAGTGATTGCGACAATCCTTGATCCAGATGATATTAAATCTTTATAGGAGTAAAGAATGAGCGAAGAAGCACAGAATATAGATATAGAAATTACAGATGAAAAAATTGAAAAGGCCGCACTTCCAGAGAATAGGAGAGTGGAAGATGAGGTACAAGAAAATCCTGTAGAAGTTGAAATTAAAGAAGAGGTATCAGCAGCATCTGAAGATGAGATACAAGAAGACTTTGAAGTTTCACCTAAAGTAGAAGAAAAAGCAAAGGATCAGTCAGAGGTAGAAAAGAGAGCTACCCTTGCACAAAACAGAATTAACAAAGCTGTAGCACAAGCCAAAGAGTTTCAAAGAAGGGAGCTGATGGCTATTCAGTATGCTAAAGATCTTAAAGATCAAAATGAAAAACTAAGACAGTCTCAAAAAACTTTTCAATCTAGTTACGGTGATGAGTTTGGTAATAGAGTTGAATCTCAACTTAGCTTATCAAAACAAGCATTAAGACAAGCAACTGATGCTGGAGATTCTGAAGCTATAGCAACAGCAACAGAAGCTTTAAGCATGGCAACAGCTGATAAAGCTAGACATGAGCAGTATTTAATACAGCAAAAACAATACGATGCTCAAGAGCAAGCTTATATAGAACAGGCTCAACAACAACAGGTTTATCAACAAGCTCAACCTGTTCAAGAAGAATATAATGAACCATCAGACAAAGCTCGAACATGGGCAAATAAGAATACTTGGTTTGGAAAAGATCAAGTTGCAACAAGTGTTGCCTTTGCAGTTCACAAACAATTAGAGAATGAAGGCTTTGACACAGAGAGTGATGAGTATTATAGTGAAATAGATAAGCGAGTGCGACAAGAGTTGCCTCAAAGATTTAACGTGGAAGCAGACAAGAAACCCGTCCAAACTGTCGCTTCAGCTACACGCAACACATCGACTGGACGCAAACAAAATCGTATCGAGTTGACACCGAGCGAACAGCAACTAGCTAAGAAGCTTGGAGTGTCATTTAAAGATTACGCAAAACAAAAAGCGAGGTTACAAAAATCATGAGCAAAGAAATAGATAATAAAACTGAAGATAACAGAGCTACTAGAAACTCTGATACTAGAGAGACAAAAGCCAGACCTAAAGTTTGGAAGATGCCTTCAGCGTTAGAACTACCAGACGAAGCTATTAAAGTAGCTGAATCACAAGGTATTACTTATCGTTGGATCAGAGAATCTGTACTAGGCCAAGATGACAAAACGAATGTCTCAAAAAGATTTCGTGAAGGATTCGAGGTTGTTAGACCAGATGAATTACCTGGATTTCATGATTTACCTACAGTCGATGATGGTCGTCATGCAGGAGTAATTGGAGTTGGTGGGTTGATACTGTGCAAAATAGATAAAGAAATCGCAGATCAAAGAAATGAATTTTTTGAACAACAAACCAGCAATCAAATGTCTGCTGTAGAAAATGACCTGATGCGTGAAGAGAATCCAGCGATGCCAATCTCAAGAGAGGTTAAATCAAAGGTGACTTTTGGTGGAGGAAACAGAGGATAACTCTGTAACTCTATATATAAATTTAATTATAGGAAACATAAAAAATGGCAAATTTAGATGCTTCATTTGGAATGAAACCCGTAAGAATGATGGGTGGTTCACCTTACTCAGGTGGACAAAGCCGTTATAGAATCGCTGCTAACTATGGAACCAGTATCTTCCAAGGAGATATGGTAATGCAGGTAACTGGAGGCGGTGTAGAAATACATGCTGACGGTGGAACTGTACCGATTGTTGGCGTATTCAATGGCTGTAAATACACTGATCCTACTTCGGGTGAACAAGTATTTAGTAATTATTACCCTGCAAGCACAAATGCTTCAGACATAATTGCTTTCATAATCGATGATCCCAACGTGGTCTTCGAGATTCAAGCAGACGACACTTTCCCAGTGGCTGATCTGTTTGGTAACTTTGACATCGTTTACACAACTGCAGGAAGTACCTTAAGTGGTATTTCAGGAGCAGAGTTAGATGTCACAACAGGTGCTACAACAGCAGGTTTACCGATCAAAGCGATTGATATTTCAGAAGATCCTGAAAATTCAGACGTTGCTTCGGCAAACACTAATGTTTTAGTTGTTATTCAAAATCATATCTGCGGCCAAAAAGGTGCAGGTCTAGCTTAATAAGGAGTATAAATTATGGCAATTTCAAGAGCACAATTAGCTAAAGAATTGGAGCCTGGTTTAAATGCCTTATTTGGCATGGAATACAACAGGTACGAACAACAACATGCAGAGATATTTGAGACAGAATCCTCAGATAGAGCATTTGAAGAAGAAACCATGATCGTTGGTTTCGGTAACGCTAAAGTAAAAACAGAAGGGCAAGGAGTCGAATTTGACAGTGCTACTGAAGGTTTTACTGCTAGGTATTCACATGAAACCATAGCGTTAGCATTTGCACTAACTGAAGAGGCTATCGAAGATAACCTGTATGACAGATTGGGAGCTCGATACACAAAAGCTCTAGCAAGATCCATGGCACATACAAAGCAAGTGAAAGCTGCTTCTGTGCTTAACAACGCATTCTCATCAAGCTTTACTGGAGGAGATGGCAAGGCACTTGTTGCTACTGATCACCCACTAACAGGTGGCGGTACATTAAGTAATAGACCTAGCACTTATTCAGACTTGAACGAGACTTCATTAGAAGATGCAATTATTTCAGTTTCAACTTTTGTTGATGACAGAAATATGGTAATTGCTTTACAAGGTAAAAAATTAGTAATACCACCACAACTACAATTTGTGGCTGATAGACTTTTAAATACACCAGGTAGAGTAGGAACATCTGACAATGACATCAACTCTATTAAGAATATGGGCATGGTATCCGATGGATACACTGTTAATAACTTCTTAACAGATAACGATGCGTGGTTCTTGTTGACAGACTGTCCTGATGGATTTAAACACTTCGAGAGATCTCCTCTTTCAACTTCTATGGAAGGTGACTTTGATACTGGCAACGTCAGATTCAAAGCTAGAGAAAGATACTCATTTGGATTCTCAAATCCAAGAGCAGTGTTTGCATCTCAAGGTGCATAATCTTAACTGATTGTTTAAAGGGAGCTTCGGCTCCCTTTTTTTTTAGATCAAACTAATATACAATCGAAGGACTAGGATTTATTAACTTGTTCTACAGACTGACCTAGCAGACAAGCCAAGACAGTAGAACTTATTTTTCGGGAGAAAAATTATGGCAAAAAGCACTTTTTCAGGCCCAATAAAATCTTTAGCAGGATTTATTTCGGCAGGTAATGCAAACGTAGTTAGCTTAACGGCTGACACTACATTAACAGTAGACTCTCATGCAGGTAAAATTCTTACTTGTAACGATGCAGATGGTAAATTTACTTTACCTAGTATTGTTTCAACAGATCCTGGAGATAACACAGATCCAAATCAGTTAAATAATTTAGGAGCTTCTTTCTTCTTTGTTGTAGAAACCGCAGCTACAGATATGGACATTCTAACTGATGGAACAGATAAGTTTGTTGGTGGGGTATATACAGGCGTAGATGACAATACTGGTAAAACTTTTATTTCAGCTGCATCTAATGATGTTATTACTATGAATGGATCAACTAAAGGTGGATTAGTTGGTAGTATTGTAAAAGTAACTGCTATGGCTTCTGCTAAGTATGCTGTAGAAGGTATTATTTTAGGATCAGGAACTTTAGTAACACCATTTGCTGACGCATAAGGAGTAGATTATGGCAGATGCAGTAACTTCTCAAACCATACAAGATACCGATAGGAAAGCAATTATGCGGTTTACTAATGTCAGCGATGGCAGTGGTGAAGCTGCTGTTAAAAAAGTTGATGTTTCAGCTTTAAGTGCTAACTCCTCTGGTCAAGCTTGTACTTCTGTAAGTATTGCAAAAATTTGGTGGATGACTGTTGGCATGAGTGTTAAGTTGGAGTTTGATGCTTCAACAAATGTTTTACTTACACACATACCATCAGATGCTACTGGAGATGAGTATTATGATTCATTTACAGGCATACCAAATAATGCAGGATCAGGAGTAACTGGAGATATTGATTTTACTACTGTTGGTCATAGTAGTGGCGATTCCTACCATATCATTTTAGAGATGGTAAAAAACTATTAATGAATGGCTACAAGAGTAAAATCTAAACCAATACGAAGAACTACCAAAGGTAAATCAGCTAATTACCGCCCCACCAAAAGTGGGGCTGGTATGACTAAAAAAGGAGTCAAAGCTTATAGAGCTAAAAATCCTGGTAGTAAATTAAAAACAGCCGTAACAGGCAAAGTTAAAAAAGGTAGCAAGGCTGCAAAACGTAGAAAGTCTTATTGTGCAAGATCAGCAGGACAATTAAAGCGTAGCTCTGCTAAAACAAGAAATGATCCTAATTCAAGAATACGTCAAGCAAGACGAAGGTGGAAGTGCTAATGGCTAAAATATGTCCGAAAGGAAAAGCATGGGCTAAAAGAACATTTGATACATATCCCTCAGCTTATGCAAACATGGCTGCGTCTAAGTATTGTAAAGATCCAAACTATGCCAAAGGATCAAAAAAGAAACCAAAGAAAATGAAAGATGGCGGACTTGTAGGTGGAGGCAGACAGGCTAGACAAGACAGGCAAAGATTTTAATGGGCAAATTAAAAGAATGGGTTAATCAAGACTGGGTTCGTATAGGCACAGATGGATCTATTAAAGGTAAATGTGGTACAAGCAAGAATAAAAAAAATCCAGATCGTTGTTTACCAAGAGCAAAAGCACAAAGTTTAAGTAAATCAGAAAGAGCAAAAACTGCTAGAAAAAAGAAAGCAGCTGGAGCTAGAGGAAAAACTGTTGTTGCTAACACAAAAAAAGCTAAAGTATCTTTTAAGAATGGCGGAGAGGTTAGAAAGATTGCAAGAGGTTGTGGTAAAGTAATGAACAATAGAAGAAAAAAAACTAAATATTCATAGGAGTAAATTATGTTTAAAAAAACCAAAGGCTATGCTAATGGTGGTATGGTTAAAGGCACTAAGTATATGTCCAAAGGCGGATCAGCTTCTAAAGGTACTAAATACATGTCTAAGGGCGGAGCAATGAAAGGCACTAAATATATGGCAAAAGGTGGAGCTATGAAGGGTACTAAGTACATGTCTAAAGGCGGAAAAGTATAATAAATTTTTTACAAAAACAAAGGAGAGAGTGTTTTGTCATATTTAATTTCAAACATCCCGCAGTTTAAATGCTGGGTGAGAAAAGAGTTTACAGCCAACCATAGTAATTATCACGGAGAGTATTTACATGCTCTTGTTATAGCTGTTAATACCATTCCAGATAGATCCTTATCGTTTCAAGTAGTCTTTACAGGTTGCGAAATAGATAACGAAGAAGATGCACCTAATGTTCATGGCGGTGCTATGTGGGCAAGAATGCCTATTCAAGCTTTAGTAGCAGATAT